CAAAGCGTTGGAAGTTCGGTTCGAATCCGACACCCGGCCCAAATCAACAACAACATGTCAGTTTTATTTGAACCGCATCCGAAACAACACGAATTCATTCAGGCGGTATTTTCTGAAAAATATAAATATTTGCTTTTTGGCGGGGCGGCCGGTGGTGGAAAATCATTCGTGTCATTGGCGACATTGATTTTGTTGGCTCGTATTTATCCGGGTTCGAAATCGTTTGTCATTCGTGAATCATTGCCAACATTGAAACGAACAACGATTCCGTCGTTTTTCAAGTTGTGTCCGAAATCGTTTGTCAAAAGTTACAATCAAACCGACCAATTGGTCAAATTTCGCAATGGATCAACGTTGACGTTTTTCCCGGAAAACTATGTCATGGACAAAAACCTAACGCGATTCGACGGTATTGAAGCGAATTTTTTTTTGATTGAAGAAGGTCAGGAATGCCAACGCAAAACGTTTGAAAAATGCAAATTGAGAGCGGGACGAAATATCATTCCGGGTTTGGATAAACAACCCAATCCAATGATTTTAGTGACGTGTAATCCGTCACAAAATTGGACAAAGGAATTGTTTCATGAACCATACATCAACGGAACATTGACACCGGATCATTTCTATTTGCAAAGTTTAATGAAGGACAACCCGTCATTGCCTGAATCGTATTTGAACGGATTGGAAAATTTGGACGAAGTCACGCGCGAAATTTTCGTGAATGGAAATTGGGACGTCATGAACGTTGAACGTCCTTTTGCGTATGCATTCAATAAATTCAAAACCGTCAAATCGAATTTGGAATTCAATAAAAATGAACCAATCATTTTGTCGTTCGATTTCAACGTTGATCCGATTACATGTGTCGCCGGTCAAAGTTACGGCGGGAAAATTCGAATCCTGAAGGAATTTAGATTGCGCAATTCGGACATTTACAATTTGTGTTCGGTTATCAAAACGACGTTTGGAAATCCGTTTTTCATTGTCACCGGTGACGCGTCAGGGGCGAATCGTTCCGCAATGACAAAAGGCGCAATGAATTTTTATTCAATCATTCGTGACGAATTAGGGTTGAGCAAATCACAATTCAAAGTTCCGTCAGTCAATCCGTCAATTAAGAATTCACGCGTTTTGTTGAATTCAATGTTGGAACGTCACACCGATTTGTTGATTGATTCGTCGTGTCAATATTTAATCAACGACCTGATTTCAGTTCAAACCGATTCGAACGGCGACATCGATAAAAGCAAGGACAAACATTTGACTCACTTATTGGATTGTTTCAGGTATTATTTGTGGACGTTTCACCATGATTTCATTCGTTTTCTAAAATGAATTTTCACTATATTTGAAAAAAAAAGTCATGGCTAAAATGGACAAAATGCACCGTTGCGTTATGGATGTAATGAAAACGGGCAAAGACAAATCGAGTTCATATGCGATTTGCACGGCATCAATCAAAGGAACAACCAAACAACCGAAATCAACAACAAAGAAAAAATGAAGTTTTTTAAACGAAAGAAACAACAACAACAACCAATCACGAATTCAAGTTTTAACCTAAAAAAAGTATACACCGACAACGAAGGGTGTAATTGGTACGAATTCGAAAATATGTTGACCATACCGGCCAAACGCGCAATCGCGGCCGAAATCGCGACACGTTTCGCCGATATGAATTTGACCAAAGCGCAATTGACACGTTTATTCGCTGAAATGAAAAAAAAGGCGAATGAAGGGAACATCGTCGAATTGTTTCATTTAATGAGTGAAATCGAATTCCGGTTGAATTATATTGGTGAGGAAACAACATTGTTGGAATTGGCGACATGTTATTTTGTAATCGACGGGGAAGACGCGACCGGCTACGATGACAAACATCGTCAAATCAAATTAGACAAATTCAAAGACGATCCGGAATGTCATGATTTTTTTTTGCAAAGGGCATTCGAATACACAATCAATTATTCGAATTCATCCGGAACCGATATTCTCGAATTTTTGAAGACAATGGAACCGGAAAGCGCAAAACTGAATCAAATTTTGCAAACGTTGTCGTTGGCCGATACATTGACGAAATAAATTATTTGAATCAATTGATTTGCGAATCGCGTCCGTCAGAGGTTCGCGCTTTGGAATCATTGACCGTTGATGAATATTATCAAACCATTTCAACATGGATGCGAATCATTGACGAAAAAAACAAATCGTTTGAAAAAATCAATTCAGGCGACGACGAAAAACCCAAAGAAAGACGTAAATTCGGCAAAGCAAAAAAAGTTTAAGTCATGGCCGAACCAAAAAATGTCATCTTTAAAATACAAGCCGATACCGCGCAATTGCGTCGTGAATTGGACGCCGTTAAAAAATCAATTGACGGTGTTAATGCCGGGGTAAATAACACCGCGAACAATGTTTCAAAATTAGGTGGTATTTTAAAAGGGGCGGCGGCGGCCTTTGGTGGAATCGCAATCGGTCAATCGATTTTGGATTTTGGAAAAAACGCGATTCAAGCCGCGTCCGATTTTCAATCGTTGCAAATTTCATTCACTACATTTTTGAAGGATCAGGATAAAGCGAAAACGGTGTTGGCCGATTTGCAAAAGTTTAGTTCGGTGACGCCATTCACGGGTGAAGAAGTTCAAAACGCGGGACGTGCATTGTTGGCGTTCGGTGAAAATTCAAAAAACCTGATTCCGGTGTTGTCGCGAATCGGTGACATTTCCGCCGGGACGGGAAAAAATTTCAATGAATTGACGGTGTTGTATGGCAAAGCGCGAACGCAAGGAACACTCTATGCTGAAGACATCAACCAATTGACGGAAGCGGGTGTTCCAATCATTCAGGAATTCGCGAAAAATTTGGGTGTTGGTGCTGAAAACGTTAAAAAATTAGCATCTGAAGGAAAAATCGGTTTTAAGGATTTGGAAAAAGCATTTCAAACATTGACGTCAAACGGCGGTCAATTTGAAGGTTTGACGGCTACATTGGGACAATCATTTGCCGGTCGTGTGTCAACGTTGAAAGATAATTTTGACCAAGTCGCGCGATCCGTTGGTGAAGGTTTATTGCCAATTTTTGAAGTTTTAATCGGTGGAGCATCACGTGCAATTGAATTTTTGCGACGAATTCCGGCAATCATTGACCAAAACCGGGTTGCATTTTCATTATTGGGGGCGGCCGTTTCTTTATACGTTGCAACGCAAATTCGCGGTTTTGTCATTCAGCAATTAGCAAACAAAGAATCGTTGTTGTCGATATTACGTCAACGCGCATTGAATACGGTCGTGACATTGGGTGTTGTTCAATTACGATTGAAGACGGCCGCGCAAGTGCAAGGAAATATTGTTCAACGTGCCTATGCGGTCGGGACTGAAATCGCGACCATTGCACAACAAGGTTTTAACACGGCGTTGAAAGCGAATCCGATTGGATTGATTGTTTCATTATTAGCAACGGCGGCGGCGTTCATGATTGATTTTGGTGACGCTACAACCGACGCGGCCGGGGCGCAAAGTGATTTGAATAAAGAGTCAGAAAAATATATTGATTCACGACAAGCATATTCAGAAACACAAAAAACAATTGCGGAAAATACATCGGCCGAAGTTGGATCAATCAATCGTTTGTTTGACGCGTTATTGAAAACGAACAAGGGAAGTCAGGAGCGCAAAGATTTAATCGACCAAATAAATTCAAAATACGGGACGACATTAAAAAATCTATCGGACGAAAAACAATTTTTGGCATTAGTCAATGAACAACGTGACAAATTAATTGCGTTAAAACGCGCTGAAATTACATTGGAAGCGTCAAAAGAAACATTGACGAATTTGGATAAGGAAAAAATAAGATTGGCTCAAGAGCGAACAAAAGCGGAAGACGAAAAAAATAAAAAAATTAAACAAGTAGCGGAAGACGAAAAAAAAGCAAATGCAAACGTCAAAGCAAATGTTGGTCAAGGTGGTGACGCCGCGTCAAGGGCGGCCGGATTATCATTTCAAAAAGGGGCGGAACAATTAGTTGAAAGGCGAAAAAATATCAATGATAATTATACTAAAATAATTAGTGACATTTCAAGTCAGGAAAATGAAGTCGCAAAAGCAACCAAACAAGTTGAAGGGCTTTATACTGAATCATTGGACAATGTTTCAAAAACACAAAGTGAATTTCAAAAAACAACATCAACCGGAATTGTTGACACAAAAAAATTAAGCGAATCAATTAATTTATTCAATGACCTGAAACGTCAATTGGTCGATTTAGAAAATGAAGCCAAACGAATGAATTTAGAAGTCAACATCGTTCCAAAAAATTTCAACGAAACGTTCACCCAATTGAAGACAATTCAAGCGGATCAGGAACGAATCATTGATTTAGAAACGCAACGAACAAAAGATGACGCGCGAAGAAACGGAACATTGACGGCGCAAAATGAATCATTGATTGACCAAATCGCAACGCAAAAAAAATTGAATTTGGCTATTCGAACCGGGAATCAAATTTCGGCTGAAGGTTACAAAGAACAATTAAGAATTCAAAAATTGCGCGAAGACATTCAACAACAACAATTCGAGCAAAGTCAGTTCATTCAGGAACAAGCAATCAACGACATCGAAACAAAGAAATCGGAAGTTCAAACAAAATTTGAAAACGCGCGAACAAAAAAATCGCGTGAATCTTTGAAAGCGCAATTGGCTGAATTGACACGATTGCAAATTGAAGCGGAACAAAAATCGTCGGACGAACGAATTCAACAAATCGAACAAAATCGAAAACGCGATATTGAAAACGCAAAAGGCGACGCAAAGGAAATTCAATTAATTAATTCAAAAGCGGATTTCGAAATTTTAAAAGAGAAAAGCAAAACGGCCAAAAAGGTTGAACAATTGACAAAGGATTCAAACGACAAACAACGCGAAGACGATAAAAAGAAACGCGAAGAAATAATCCAAGGGGCGCAAGATGTTGCAAAGGCGACAATTGATTTGATTAATCAGGTTATTGACGCGCGAATCAGGGAAGCGGATTTGGCTATTTCAGCGCAAGAAAAACGAATTGAACAAGCGCGAACAATCGCGGAAAAAGGCAACGCCGAAGTTTTACAATTGGAACAAGAGCGTTTGGATAAATTAACAAAGGAACGTGCAAAATTTGTTCGTCAACAACAAGCATTGGCGTTTGTTGAATTGGCATTGAATTCGTCAATTGCAATTGCAAAAGCGGCGGCCGAAGGTGGCGCGGCGGCCCCGTTCACAATTACGGCTACATTGTTGGCATTAGCGGCCGGATTTATTTCAGCACGAAGCCAAGCCCAAGCGGCGGCCGGTTTCGAGAAGGGCGGTTACACGGGTGACGGTGGCAAAACCGAAACGGCGGGTGTTGTTCACAAAGGCGAATTCGTTTTCACAAAGGATAAGACGTCAAAATATCGTTCATTTTTTGAAGCAATTCACAAAGGTCGAACACCTGAAATGGCGTTGGGTTTAGGCGAAAAAATTATTGTGGTAAACAATCACAACATGGATCAACAATTGTCACGAATCGAAACGGCAATCCGTGAACAATCGCGAATGAATTTGTCAATCGACGAACGTGGAATTCATGGTTTGGTTTCACATTATCAGTTCAAAGAAAATCGAATTCGAAATAAAGCAAAATAAAACATGGCTAATTCAACAATGCGAATTGAATTGAATGGAACGTTGGTCACCGGAGTGATTGACGGCATTCAAAATTTTTCGGTCACATTACGCAACCAAGCGGAAGACGGAACATTGGCGAAATCGTTCACATCTGAATTGACGTTTTACGATGACGGTTATCAAATTTTAAAAACGGCATTGATTGACGATCCATTTGGATTTTCAAAAAGCGTTGCAATCAAAATTTTTGACGATTGTTGTCGCGAAGCGGTTTTCGAAGGTGTTATCAAAGGCGACGCGATTGATTGGTGTGAGCCAAAATGCTATATTTCAGCAAATGTAATTGAAGATGAAGCGAAAATCAATTGCATCAAATCGACATTGATTTGGGACAATCACAACGGATTTTTGAGTCGTTCAAATCCAATCATTCGTTATTGCATTGAAATAAGACCGGAATTTTTGCAATACGGTTTAATTTTACAAGCGACCTTGTGGCATTTTGTTTTTGAATTACTTTTTTTCATTTTGATTCCGGTGATTTTTGTTGTGTTTGGCATTGTTTACATTATTTGTGAGGCCATAAACGCGATTCCGGGTGTTGATGTTAATTGTGGCGGTGGTTTAACAAATCCAATCACGCTAATTAATAACATGCAAGAGTTATTGAAAGAATTGAGCGCATCATTAGCACCGTGCGGTCGTTTTCACCCCTCACCATACGTTCGCGATTACATCAAAAACGCGTGTGACAAATGCGGATTGCAATTTCAAAGTTCAATTTTAAATGATCCGGCGTCACCTTATTATAACACGGTGTTGTTCGCGGCTCAAATTAAAAAAGGGCGCAAATTGGATTCGACCGATTACACATTGATTGAAGACAACAAACCCGTTGAAACAATTGAAACGTTAATGCAAACATATTTGAAACCAATGTTCAACGCGGAATTTCAAATCGTCAACAATGTTTTGGTTTTTGAACGAAAGGACTTTTTTCAATCAACGACGACATGGATTGACGTTGAACAATTATTGAATCAGGGAAAAATAAACAATAACGAAATTTGTTTCAATTGGATCGACAAGGAACGTTGGGCGTTTGGCGATTATCAATATTCAAAAGATTTTATTGATTATGTCGGAAACGAAGCAATTTTAAGGTTCAACGACATTGTCGAATGGAATTCACCCTACAACCCCGGACAAAAAGGTTCACGCGAAATATTATTGCAAGTTGGCCCGTCACGACATCGAAAGGACGGAATTGATTTGACGGTTTATGATTTCTTTCAAACGTTTTTAGGTGGAATCGTGAATTTCATTTGGCACAACATTTTTTCAGATTACGACCAAACATTGTTGACCAATCAACATATGGTCGGATATTATAAATTCATGATTTATGACACCGCATCAGGAACGGCGGGTTTGGTTAAACATGACTATTCAAACGCGTTTTGTGGTGGTGATCCGGGCGCGGCACCGGACGAACGTTTCAATTATCCATTTTGGTTCAATGCTAATTACAAAAACAATCTTTATTCGTTGTTTCATTACATCGACGATCCAAGGTTGCCCGGAACGACGCAATTCGATTTCAAATTTACTTTTGAATTTGATTGTCAAACCTACAATGATTTTAATTTTGCCAAAACAATTCGATTGATTAAAAACGGGCAAATCGTCAACGGCGTTGTCAAAGAATTGAACATTGATTTTTCAAAAAGAATCATTCAGGTTGCAGGAATTGTTTAATTTTAAAGTAAATTTGAAACATGATAATCACATCGAATTTAGTTGATAATAGTTCCGGCGCAACGAATCCAATTTTTGCGGGTTGTTGTGGTTTGGCTGAAATCAAAATCAAATTAAACACAAACGAACCGACGCGTTCAATTCATAGAATTCACCTAAATAATACCGGCGGTTGTTCAACGACAATTTTGAGCGTTGACGGTGTCACATGGACTGATCCATTGACATACACAATCACATTGAATTCATTGAATGAAATAACATGTTTAGTTCAAGTTTGTTCCGATTGCGACACGGCAATTGGTCACATCACATCATTTCAATTTGAAGTTCATTGGAATTCGCCCGGAAGCGGTTCGCAAACGTGGGATTTTGATATGATAAATATTGATCCGGTCACGAATCCAATTATCACCCAAAGCGAATTTTATTGGCATCCATGTTTGGACGATTGCACGAAATTACAAGGTGATTTTTTTAGGGTGAACAATCCAACGCCATTCACGGTCAATGTTGGATTTTCAACAATATATATTTTTACCGGTGCGCTGAATTGGTACATTGACGGCGTTTTATCAGGGACGGGGACGGGCGTTTCGTTACCGATTCCGCCGGGTGAACATGAAGTTGGATTGCAAATTTGTCCATTAGACATGATTGACGGCGATTCAATTTCATTTGATGTCAACAATTGCGGTGAAACCTACAATGTTATTGTTTATTATCAACCGGTTTATTGTGGTGATTGTGGAATTTCATGTCGTTCATTGAATGTTTATTCAGACGGAAATTGGGTGACGGAAACCGGATATTGCGGAACAACGGCAATGTTTGACCGATTAAGCATTGGCGCAAATGTCACGTTGCAATGGTCAATGACCTATGTCAATTTACAAGCGGGTTTAAAAATTTATTTCAATCCGGTGTTGTTTGATATTAATTGTAATTATCCGGGACGTTATGGTTCGGGAATAATTGATTCAGCACCCCCGGCGGGTTGGTTTTTCGATTTGAATTCAAACGGCATGATTGGCGGAACATATTCAATGACTTTATTTGGCGCGGGTGTGAATGCAAATTCACAAAAGAATTTGACCGCGACAATTCAATTCGTTGACAACACGAATTTCATTATTTCGTTGAATTTTTTCATGATTGAAGACATTGAAAATTGGATTGACGGAACAACGATTGCTAATCAACCGAAGTTGTTGAATTCGCATATTTCAGCACCAACGCCATTGACGAACACAATTCAATCGGTTTATAATTCAAACAAAAATTTGTGTTTGCTTACTTACATCACCGATTCAAACGTTCAAACGATTGTGAATGGATCGCCGGTTGATTTTAGTTGTTATTTGACAAAATCAATCGCGTGGACATCGCGTTTTTGGAATTCAGGTTTGTACGGCGGGACATCTGAATTCACAAACCCACAATTCAAATTCAAACGCAATGGTGTTTTTGTTCCGAATTTGTCAACGGTTCAACAAACGCAATTGATTTTTGAAATTGATTCAGCAAATACATTGTGGGATTGTTATATCATGCTAATTGACACAAATAACACGGACAACACAACAACGTTTCCGTTGAATTATGACATGTCACGCGTGGCAATTCCGACCGACGGAACAACGAATCAATTGAACGGTTTGATTTATGCGCCGTCAACGTTAATTACAAACGTAGGTGGTTCGACATGGCGCGTTACATGTTACATTGATAATTCAATCAATCCAAATGGACAATGGCGAATTGGTGCGATTGTTTATGGTTCGAATGGTTTGCAAGTGATTTCGAATTCATTTATTTCTGACGTTATTGAAGTGACGCAAATTCCCGGAATTGAATTATGTTGTTCATTGACTTATTCGAATACATGGAACGATTATTCAATGAGTTTTGTGAATCAATGTTTCGCGCCAACAATGAAAGAGCGAATTCAAAATCAAATGCAAATCACCGGTGGCGCGTTTGATATTTGTTTGACAAATTTTGGAATGGATCCGGCGAATTTATGGTTGGATTATTTGAAAAAAGTCACGTTGAATATTTATCGAAAGGTCAACAATTATCCGTCAATTGGACAAACGACGTTTTTCTATTTTGATTCATTATCGTCAAATCGAATCGCGGGTTTTCCCGGCAATTGGCAAAACAATAATTCCGATTTGATTGTCAGTGACGACGGATCAACATTGTCGACCGAATGGAACGGGCGCGTTCGTTACGAATCAAATTTACCAATTTCAAACGGCAATGTTTACGTTGCGACAACATCGCAAGGTTTCACACGAACACCGGCGGGAGCATTGGCATCAACATACATTTCAGTGAACAACGCGAATTTTGATTGGGCCGATTTAGACGTTTATTTTGAATATCAATTTGAATTTGATTTGTCACCGATTTATGGTCAATCATGTGATTTCGTTATTGTCAGAAACAATAAAATTCACCCGGTTGATTTCGAAACAACGCCAAGTCCTTACACGCAAATGTTGAAAGGAATAAGCGTCAAAGGTTATAAAAACGGAACACCGACAACCATTATCGGCCCGTTTTGCGACGGACAATTCGATTATTTGTTGGTCGAGGTTCAACAATTGGTCGCGAACGATTACACGTTCGTTGCGTTATTGGATCGTTTTCCTTATGGCGTGAATAATTTGTTGGAAGAAAACGGCGGAACAAGCGGAACCGGATTGACGCAATTAACGTGTCCTGAAATGTACGATGTTGACGCGTCGTTTTCAGGTGCTTCAGCATTCTTTAAAATTGATTTATCTTTATTGAGTCCGGGCAAATATCAAATTTGCGGTGTTCAATTAAAAAAACCATAAAAAAAAACATGGGTTATTTTGTAAACTATTCAATAAATTCAAAAACATATTGCGACCAATCGTCCGATTGTGGCGACATTGACGACATTGAATCGCGTATCATTTGCAAAGAGGTTGAAATTTTAGATTGTGGCGACGGTGACGGATGTGATTTGGCCGTTGTCAACAATGGTTTGATTTTGTGTTCATGTGACACGTCGTTCAATTGCAATCTTTGCGGTAATGATTTGCCGTATTGGTCGCCGGTTTTAGACGACGACATTTTGGTTTTTCAATTTCAGCAAATCGACAATTTCAATGGTCAAGACCCGAACGGCTCGTTTCCGTATGGTTGGGGCGCGTCAGGTTTTGTCAATGGATTTGTCAAGGATTGTTGTTCGGATCAATATATTTTAAGCGGTGGCAATCCAAAATCGGTCACCAATTACGCGACAAAATCGTTTGTTGGTGTTTATCCGGTTTATGATTACGCGGGAAACGTTACATGGAAAAACATTCAGCAAATTGAAATTGATTTAAAACAATTATACATTGATTTGAACGCGCAATTTCCGAACGGTGGTGGTTGCTTTGTTTTTGAATGGATTTTTAACGCGGCCAATCCGGTTTCAAAATATTCTTTTTGTTCCGAACCTTACAAATTCGATCCATGCCCGGATAAATCAGAAACGTTATTGTTGGAAGGAAATTATAAATCGACAGATTGTTTTAAATATTACTACGGTGACGAAGCGGTTGGAAACGGAACACCGTTCACATATTACAATCAATATCGTTTGCCCGGATTCATTGAACAAACATCGTTTGAAATTTCAAAAGAATTTGTCGGAACACGATTGACAACGGTTTCGTCGGAAGTCATTGAAAAATGGACATTGAAATCAAAACGAATTCCGCGTCAGATTGCAAAAATTTTGACAAATATATTGGCCGCGAAAAATGTTTATGTCAACGGCGTTGAATATATTTCGGACGGCGAAATTCCAAAAAATAATGAAGTCGGGAATCAATGGTTTGTTGAAGCCCAATTAAGAAAAATAAATTGTTCCAAAACGTTAGCATGTTAAAAAATTATGTTTGAAATAGAAATCTACAATTCAATGTTGGGCGAATTGCCACAACCACATGAAAAAGACGATTGGGTTGAAGTTCGTGACGAAATGTTTGTCCATACACGCGGAAAAAATCCGGGGCGAATATTGACACAACGACGTCCAAATGAAGACGCGGAAATTCAAAAATATCGTTTGGACATTTACGAACCAATCACGAAAGGATCAATCAATCGCGCCATTGACAAATTGTATCGAATTTTCAGTTCGGCGAATTTTTCAATTCAGGTTTCCGACGAATTGTCAACGTATTTGAACACACAAAAATTCGACAATCAATATTTTTATTCGTATATTCAAAAATATGTCGTTCGTCGCATGATTGAAGACCCGAACGGTTGGTTGGTTTGGATTCCGACCGGCGAAGGGTTGACAAATCCGACGGTCAAAGTTGACGTTTATCCATTGATTGTTGGTTCAAATCAAATTCATTTTTTGGACATTGACGAAGGTGTCATTTCGTGGGTTGCTGAAGACGAACAAAGCGAAGTTTATCAAGGTGGCCGAAATAAAAAAGAAGGCCGAATCATTTACACGTTGACACGTGAAGCGTTTTATAAACACACCCAAATCGGAATTAAAAAGGACAACAAATTCGTTGTCGAGTTAATATATCAACACAACATCGGATTTTTGCCGGGTGTCGTTTTAGGCGGTGACGTTACGGACGACGATTATTTTGAAAGTTATTTCAGCGCATTTTTGCCGTTTGCAAATGAAGCAATTCGACAATATAGTGATTGGACGGCAATCATGACAACGTCGTGTTTTCCGTATCGTGAAGAAGTCGCTGAAACATGTTCCGCGCCGGGTTGCCGTGACGGTTTTTGTTATAATGGCGAAACGGAAGAACATGTCATGTGTCGTTCATGTAAGGGAACCGGTCGCGTGATTACGCGTTCGCCGTTTGGCGTTTTTATGCGCGAAAAGGGAAATTTGATTGACGGCGTGAATAATTCAACCGAACCAATGATTCGTTTTATTGGGCCGCCGGTTGACGTCATTGAATATTCAGGTCGCGCGTGGGAAACGTTATTAAAAAAAGCCGAAGACGCGCTCCATTTGAATAATATTGACGAAGCGCAAAGCGGAACGGCAAAAGAAATTGACCGTGAGGACTCATTCATGATGTTGACGAAAATTTCAAACAACATTTTTGACGAAATTATTTATCAAAGTTTGTTAATCATTGAAAAATATCGAAGCGTCGCAAACCCAATTGATCCGGTTATTGTGAAACCGATTTCATTCAGCATGAAAACGGAAAATGATTTGATTGACGAAATAAATAAATTGAACGACAAAAACGCGCCGGTTGCGTTTTTAGTTGAAGCGACAAAAGACCTTGCAAAAAAACGTTTTTCCGGGAATATACCAATCACGCGAATCGTTGAAATTTTGGTTTCATATGATCCGATTTATCATGTGAACACAAAAGACAAACAAATGTTGTTGGCGTCCGGTGTTATCAAAAAAGACGATTTAATTCGTTCGCTGTATGCCTATAAAACATTGACAAAAATTGTCGCGGATAATGGAACAACCTATTTGGAAAATGATTTGTCGGTGATTTTTGCGGATTTGGACAAAGCATTGCAACCGATTGTTGATTCATATAACACGACAACCGTAATTTCAATTTAAAAATGGCTGATGTTTTCGCGATTTCAATTGACAAATTAGTTGGCAAAAAAGACAAGGAAGTTTTAATTGCGGAAAATGATTTGGTTGATAATTTTGACAATATTGAAAAGAAAATTTTTGACGCGGTCAAAAAGAAAATCAACACAATGAATGTTGAAGGTGGAAAAATATCATTCGACGATACCAACACGGCAATTGTGAATGAAATTGACGAAGTTATTAAAAACGCGTTGCAAGGTTCAAACTATCCAACGCAAGTCAAAGAATTTTTGAGGTCGTTCGAAACAATCAAACAATTCAATTTTGACGCGCAAAAATCCGTTAATGATTTATCCGAAACCGAATTGTCCGATTTGATTGATCCGATTCAAAAAGCAAATGTCGAACAAACATTGGACGGTTTAACCGGATCAGGCGTTTCAAAAAATTTCATTCAACCCGTTCGTGAGGGTATTTATAAAAACATTGTCGCCGGGACAACGATTTCAGATTTGGAAACATATTTGACAAATTACATCATTAGCAATCCGGAACGAATGTCAGGATTGAAACGATACGTCACCCAAGTGTCGCGCGATTCGCTGAATCAATTTGACGGACAAGTCAATTCGCATATTGCGGAAACGTTCGGATTGGACGCGTTCCGATACGTTGGATCATTGATTGACGATTCACGACCGCAATGTGTCCGTTGGGTTGGCAAAAATGTTTTATTATTGGACGATTTACAAAATGAAATCAATTGGGCAAATAATAACGGGACCGGAATGATTCCCGGAACGACACCAAACAATTTCGCGGTGTTTCGCGGTGGATATAATTGTCGCCATTCCGCGATTCCTTTCAAGTTGACAAAATCACAACGCGCCGAATTAGGAATTCAACAAACGGAACAAAAAGTTGAAACAAATCAAAAAACAGATTTGCAAATCAAAGAATTGAAAGGTGGCGAATCAGTTGATTCAATATTAAAAAAAATTCGTCAAAGACAAACGGAAACAAAAAAAATTGACGATTCATTGTTTTTTACATCGCAAAATCAAAAAACAATTGATGCAATGAATGAAGTAATTTCAAATAATGATTCAGTTGTTGAGTTAATAAATAAAAAAGGAACATTGATTGCGTTGAGAAATGAAAAAGAATCAACATTGAAAGGTGGTTTTAATATGAAAGCAATTGACGGTTCAAAAATTCCGACATTTTCGACAATTGACACAATACCAAAAAAAATAAATGGAAATTGTGAAATTGGAAATTCATTTTTAAATATTAAAATTTTGCCGGATCAACAAATTGCATTTAAAAAATATAATTTATTTATTGATAAAAATCAATTTGACGAATTAATAAATGGCGGGGCAAAAATAGAATTTGAAGGTGGCAAAAAAATATTGGTTGACCAAAATGACAAAATAATTGCATACGGCGGAACAAATGGCAAATGGAAATATTGGTCAGTTTCATCGGTTTCAAGAAAAATTGATAAAAATATCGCGCCAACAATAACACACGAAACCGCGCATTTTTTGCAAAACAATTATGATTCAGATAAGTTCATTTTAAGAAAAATTTTAAACAAAAATGAATTGTCTTTATTGGATGCTCCGACAAGTTTGGGACAAGCAAACGTTGCCGAATTTTGGACGGAATCATTGACGTCCTACATTTATGACAATGAAGGATTGAAAAATAATCATCCAAAGGTTTTCAAATTTGTCAAAGAATATTTGAACGAAATTGGTGTCGATATAAATACAATAAAATTAGCCGAATGACAATTGAACAAATTCAAGAATTAAGTGATTTGACCGAAATCGCGGTCGCTGAAAATGATATTGAAAAATTGAAACAAATCAAATCAATAATTGATTCAGCAAATGAAACGGATCAATTCACAACATACGAAGGCGATGAATGGTTTTATTCAATGATACCCGCTAAATTGCTTGATAAATTGTAAAAATTCGTTAATTTTGGCGAAAACAACAACAAATGATAATTAAACAATTCAGGGTTCAAAACATCAAAACGGGCAAAATCATTGTCATGAATGAAAATTCAATCAATGCATTGAAACGTCACCACCTTTGGAATGATTTTGACATTTTACCGGAACCGAAACCAATCGAACAACCAATCGTGAACGAATTTGTTGAAAGGTCAAACATTGTCATCACAAATGTTGACGAATCACCAATCGAAGAACCTGAAAAACCAAAAAGAAAATACAAAAAATCATGAAAAACATTGAAACATTTTTGAAAAAAATTGGTGTGAAATCTGAAATCATTTCAAAGTTAAACACCGAAGACGAAATCGACGTGACGGAATTTGTTGACACGTTCAAATCAACACAACGCGAAGTCATTTCAAACGATCCTGATTTTGTTCAACGAATGCGCGACGAAATTCGTGGAACGGAATTGTCAAAGGTTGAACATAAATTGAAAAAAACATTTGGGTTGAGTGCTGAAGACATCAAAGACAAAAAGTTCGACGAAATCATTTCAACGGCCTTTGAAAAATCAAAACAAAGCGCATCAGGAACAAACGAGGAATTGCAAAATCGAATCATTGAATTGACGCGTGAAAATAAAAAGTTGACGGACGAAATAATTCCGGCAAAGGAAAACGAGGCGCGTGAAACAATCAAATCATTTAAAAAGGATTCAGCATTGCGAACAATTTTGAATTCGCGACAATTAATCGTGAAACCTGAAGTTGTACTCCCGGCGATCCAAAGTCGATTCGCTGAAAAATATAATGTTGATATTGACGACCAAAATCAAATCATTGTTAAAACAAAAGACGGTTTGAATCCATTGTCAAAAGACGGAACAAAGACGTTGTCATTTGACGAAATTTTGGATTCGTTTTTGGGCGTTGACGATTTAAACGTTGTTAAACAATCCAACGGAAATCCGGCAAGTCAACAACAAATGCCAACGAAAAAATTTGATGCGACAACCACAAAACCCGAATTTCATTTGCCGGGTTTGAAAAAAGCGCAAGAAAATGTTGAAATAATGAAAAACATTCGTAATTTCGGCAAGTAATAAATAAAGACCGGGCCAAAGAAGGCCGAAAAATATAAACCGGGAAGGCGTTCCAAAAGCGCAATTCGGGGTGACGAACCCAAAATCAAATGACATTGTTTTGTCGTGCGGTTTTGGGTTTTGATTTATCCGAAAAATTCACAAAATGTTTCACTAAAAAAAA